TAATGAATGCATCAATGTATTGGTTTATAGTATAGTTTGGAATTTTAGATGTAGTAAATTGATGATATGCATGAGGATTAAAATATAACCGTATTGTAAGAGTCATATTATTCTCTTTCTGATTTTTCATAATGACGTTTTAGCGCATATTTAATTTTATTTACTAGGTCTTCATCACCTGCATACTCTACTTCTTCTTCTTTTGTATCGTTTTCTATTGTTATAAATAAGTTCATACCATTTATCGAATATATCTTCTGGAGTTGTTTTTAGGTCGTATATGCACGCTTGTAGAGCAGCAAAATAATTAAATAATACTGTTGGACTCCCCATGTGCAGTAGTGTATCTATATCATGTGTTTGTTTAAATCTTTCTGCATTATCTTTAAAGATATTTCTAAAGTAGTTAAGCAAAGTTTTTACTCTTATATAATCTATTTTTGCGCTCATAATTTTCCTTTATAATTATTGTTATAAGTTAAACATATTTATATATTACACTACACTTTATACTATGTCAATAATTATTTATACTTTTCTATATTATTTATACTAAAATTTATTTGACAAGATATGTTTATATATAGTATACTATGATTAGTAAATAATAACCATAAAATAAAGGAAATCAGTGGAAAATTCAAGATACATTACATATAAGATATATTTAAGAGATAAACAAGAAATAAATGAATGGTTGTTAAATTTGGTGACGATAGAGTTAAATGATGGTAAGTCATTAACAAATATGGCGGATGATTTAACTATATCGCCGTTGACATTGAATAAATTTTTGATGGGAAGAATATTATCGTTTACGAGTATGTGTAAAGTATGGAGGTATTTTTATAATAGGGATCATAATAATAAGCAGGGAGAAATTTCTAAGTCATAAAAAGATTGAATAAAAAAAAGAAGTTGGTATATTTAGAAAAAAACTAATTTATTGAAATATACCAACACCACATAGAGGTAAAATGATAACATATAGAAATAAAACGTCAAGAAAAACTTTAAACAAAACTAAAAATAAATATTTAAATGTTGAAATAAATTTTAGACAAAAAAAAAGTCCCCAGTTTTTACACATGAGGACAACAACAAATAGTGAGAAAATGATAACACATAGAAATAAAACGTCAAGAAAAACTTTAAATAAAACTAAAAATAAATACTTTTACAATACAGAAGAAGAGAAGAGGATCCAAAACCTCGATTGTATGCCTATTGTTGGTAGTGATCCTCAGGAAATAAAGAAATACTTTGAGGGTAAGCGTGGGTGTGCTCTTGATATATTTAATGTATTGGTAAAGTTTAGTAAAAAATATAATATAATGTGTCCGTCATATGAGACGATAGCAAATGAGGTTGGGTGTTCGACTAAAACTGTATACCGTTGGATTAAAGTATTTGAGCATGATGGTATGCTTGTAGTGGTAAGAGAGAATCGCAAGTGGAGAACATGTATATATAAGTTATCTTCTGCCTTTAAAGACAACGCTATTCGTTTGGCTCTGTTTCTTTTAATTCCTATCTTCTCATGTTTTCCACTTGAGATGCTTTCTTCACATCCACTTAATAAAGAATCACAAATAGTACATCAAAAGTTAGATAATTCTTTTATGCGATCTGAACATGACAATGAGAAAATGTCATACTATAACAAGGTACTTAACTTAAAAACAAACATACATAACAAAGAGTTACTTATTTCTAGAAATAAGTTACGTTTTGTAACCATACTTCGAAGGGGGAACTTTGATAAAGTTTGTAGTGTTGTTAAAATTAATAAAGTAAATGAAAGTAAACAGGATAATTCTATTCAGGAAATAGTTAGGAGAAGAACTATGGAAAATAAAGAGTTAACGTTAATACCGGTATATATAAGAAATATAAAGCATTTGGATCTTACAACTTATGGAATGATATGTCTGTCTGGTTTTAGTGAAACTGTAATTAAGAAGGCTGATGCAGTATTGGGACGTAGTAGAAAGAGCTTAGAGAGTGCATATAGCTATTTTTGGGCAACTTGTAGTAAGATTGCAAAGCAGAAAGAAGAAGATATTAATTGGGAAATTGTTAATTGGCTTAAAGAGCAATATGAATGTACGGATGAAGATCAATGTACAAATCAAGACAAGATTATAAATCAGGAACCGTTTCAAACTCAAACCCATAAAAAGGGCCCTGAGCAAGGTCACTACGTGTCAGATGCTATATATTCACGGCCATATCAATATGGAGGAAATAAGATAAGTTTTCCAGTTACATGGTCTCAAGACATGAAGATTGAATTTGTGAATGAAAATTGGCCTTCTCTAAAAGATTCTCCGTTCAAAAACGATCCCCGTAAACTTTCATCTTTTAAGGAAAAACCTATTCCAGCAGAACAACGATGTGTCTTTTCTGAATATAAAATATACGATACTGAATTTACTTCTCCGACTGGCGTCATGAAACAAAAGGCTATTGGCTTTACCTATCCATTCAACCCATTTGGATCAAATTTGCTTACAGCGATACAAGAAAATAGATTCTCACATGAAAGGTTGTTAGAAATAAAAAGTTTCTTAGAAGGCAAAATTGTTTCTCTACCAAAGATTGAATTTTTTAATCAAAATTATTCAAAATCTACTATTCTTAATTCTATCGGCCAAGAAATGCAAGCTTCCGTTGGTGCAACTCCTTCTTATACTCAACTTTTAGATGTTGTTAATGAACAAATTAAACATAACAATATAGATGCTCCTTCTCAAGCCATAATATTTTAACTATCCATAATTATCCTGAAAGGGTTAGAATGAATATACTTTTATTTTCTTTACTATTTATTATTCTTCCAACGGTTAAACATAATCCTGAATTATTAGCACAAAAAACTATACAAATACATATCATTGAAACATGTCATGTAATTAATGAATTATCAGATATCATTGATGAAGAAGGTAATTATTTTGAAGATGACTTATTATGTTTGGGCCTTATGAATAATGATGAAGATTGTGATGTTTCATGAAAATACAGTTACTTATATTAACGTTTTTTACCATTACTATATTTTTAAGTATTTATATATATAAATTACTTAACTATTACCATGATTTAGAAACAAAATATTACACTCTTAAAGAACGACTTTCAGAACTTGACACTACAATAATGAGTGAAATTGATAATCATAAAATAAGATTACAAAATCTGGAAGAAGACTTATACGTGCATTTGGACAAAAACAATATAAAAAATCAATAGTTTTTGCTATCATTTTAACCTCTATTTAACCTCTATTTATATAAGTGCGAGCTATCTGGTTCGCACTTTATTTTAATTCAGCACTACTTGATATAATTCTCTGAATAATAGCTCTAAGATAGATAGTACAAGCACTCAAGGGAGATGGTACCTAAGCTTTCCGTAGATAGTATCTATATTTATATAAGTGCGAGCTGTCTGGTTCGCACTTTATTTTAATTCAGCACTACTCTTAACAAGTTTTTAAGAGTTGCTATAATAGACAATAGATGTTGTTCTATTACAACAAATTTTAGAGGTCTGAAAGTTGGAGCTTCCAGATCTCGTTTTTTAAAAACTAGGCTATCTCACAGAGAAACCTTGTTTAAATTTTAAACATTTCAACTCTTGATATAATTCTCTGAATAATAGCTCTAAGATAGATAGTACAAGCACTCAAGTGAGATACTACACAAGCTTTCCGTAGATAGTACCTAAGCTTTTTTAAAAAATCCTTATGCTATTTTTTTAGATGAGTAGGGGAATTATCTCTTTTACATAGAAATATTTAAATAAAAATATCTCGCTATAGACATGGTATCTATAGCGAGAAAAAATGAGAGCTAAGAAAGAGAGTGTAGTACTATAAATATTGATTATTATATTGATTTTCTTTTCTTCTTATCTTTATAAGATTAGATATTGATACTGGAAGTAATAAATATAATTCTTCTATTAATGATTCTGTTTTAATTCTCATATCTATAATTTTTTTACTTTCCTCAATATCAGAAATATTATTTTCAATAATAGAATCATATAATTTTATCTCATCATTTAGTTTTGCAATAATACTTACTTTTTCTATCACTGATTTATCACCATACAATTTTTCTATTTCATGATTATCTTGCTTCTTATCGGAAACTTGAACCTCTTCTTTTTCTACCAAAATAGTACTAGTATTGTTGATTTGAAGTTTTTCACGCTTACTTATTAGTTTTTGTCTCTTTAGCTCCAAGTTTCCGATAACTTTATCCGGCGCATTAGATTCTACCAAATCATTAATCATCTTATCATATGTTTTTATCAATTCTTGTATTTCTTTTAAGTTTTTCATAATTTCTCTTTCTCTTTATTATTTCTCAATTTCAACATTAACAATATAACATTATGTTGAAACTGTGTCAACTTTTTTTTACATTATTTTTAACTTTATTAAAACTTTTTTTAAAAAGATTAATTGCTACATTATTGAAACCGTGTTATATTATTTTAAATGCTTTATATATAGTGTTTTTTATCATAGGATCTAGTTTTTTACGTATATTGAAATCTATATTTAGGAGAATGTATGAAAGATAGATACGTATTTAATATTCCAGGCGATCCAATACGTATTTTTAAAACTGGAGATCGTGGACGCCAAACTTTCGACACATATATGGAAAATAAATTACGATACATAGTCACTTTAGAACTACAATACGAAAACGAAAATATCATTACCTCTCCTATTGAAGCCATCTTTAAATTCTTTCTTCCACGTAGCCATAAATATAGACAACGACGCGTTTCTTTAATCAAACTCTTTGAATTCGCTAATTATGTTTCTGAAGGAGTTATTTATAAAAAAGATTGCTTTTTATACAATATCACTCTATTTAAAGAATATAGTAATGATCCACATACTGAAATAGTTATTATACCAATCAAAAACATAAACGGCGGTACCAATGAATTCAAAGGACCAAAAAATTACAAAAACAAAAAATCATACCATTCGTAAAGAGAAAAGAGAAAATGACCGAGTGCCCTTCAGTAGGTCAGAACAAGAGTTTTTTCTCTCAAATCAATTCGCTACCGATAGCATTATAGAAAAGTTTGCAGACGACCAACTTCAGTTCTTTAATGAAAATCAAGATGCTTGCCATGTTGAAAAATATAGAATCATGCGCGGCGTTGCTAGCGCCACATATCATGGCTGGTTAACACGAAATCCTTATCTAAAACGTATGCACGCTTTCTGCGTAGAACTTATTGCTCTGCGACGTAAAGAAAAAGTTGCTAATTATGATCCAAAGTTTCTTACCCATACACTTCATATGTATTGCCCACGCCATGATCAGGCTAATAAATATAAAGCCAAATTAAAGAACATTGAAGAAGAGATTAAAAACCAAACGCTAACCGTGGTATTTGATGATTATAAAGAAAGCGATAAAATTGAAAAACCTGAATAAAATCATTTTTTGCCCTATAATCAATCATAAAAAACAATAACACAACATTAAAGATTAATTTATATGGCACAAAAAAAGAATCTTCTGGATATACTTGGAGCGATAGATTATATAGCTTAGAATGTTAATTTATACAATATTGGAAGCGTATGACATTTGAAGAAAAAATTTATACTCTCTTTTTTATATTTTTAGCATTTATAATTACCATCTTTATTGGTACTAAATTATTTAGCTTAGATATCTTTTATCTTGCATTTTTGTTTTTTGGAATTCCTATTATTGTAACCTCTATTGTATTCTGGTATGACCTTATTAATTCGTTTTTCTCTTAATTATGAAAGGCATTTAAGTGACTTCGACTATTTTTATGATCTTGCTCGTATTACTTTTATCAGATATTCTTATTTCATATAAATTATATAAACAAAAAATAACTAATAATAAATATGTTGAAAAATTAAACAATACAATCCTTATACTTAAAGAAGATATAATGAAAATTAATATAACCCTTGATGATAAAATAAAACAATTCATTATAACAACACTTAAAGATCTTAAAAATTCTAGAAAAAAAATCATTATTAAAAAAAACACTACAGTTAAATCAGATAATGGATGAAAAAATTATAAAAGTTTCTACTTTTGAACCTCGATGGTATCAAAAAGATCTTATCAATGCTTTAGAACATCAAGGGAAAAAAAAGTTTGTCATAGTATGGCCTAGACGCTGCTTATCTGGAAATACTCATATTATTATGATTGATGGATCATGGAAATTTTTACGTGATATACAAGTTGGCGACAAAATTCTTTCATGGAATGGTAAAAGATTTGTTCCTGATATAGTAAAAAATAAATGGTCTACTGGTATAAAAGAAACTAAAATTATACAGGCACCTGGATATATTCCAATTACTACATCATTAGATCATAAGTTTGCTGTAGTTAATAAAACTATTGAAGATATATGTTGGATAGCAGCACGAAATCTTAAAGAAGATACTATTGTTTTAAATTATAATAATAATTCTAACTATTCTTTAAATAAAATTAGAATTAAAGATGGTAAACCAGAAGAATTATTTGATATAGAGACTACAATTAATCATAACTTTATAGCCAATGGATATATAGTTCATAATTCCGGAAAAGATGTTGCTGCTTTAAATCTTATTCTTAGACAGGCATTTAAACGCGTTGGAACATATTATTATCTTTATCCCAAGTATGAACAATGTCGACGTGCAATCTGGGATGCTATTTTAATTACTGGTGAAAAATTCTTAGATTTTATTCCACATAATTTAATTGCTAAAAAAAATAACGTTGAAATGAAAATTACTTTAATTAATGGAAGTATAATACAATTTAACGGTGCAGATAATGCAGACTGTTTACGCGGAACTAACCCAGTAGGAGTTATTTTTTCAGAATATAGCAGAGTAAACCATCCTGAAGCTTATAATGGTGTTATTGCTCCAATTCTTGCTGCTAATGGAGGATTTGTTATATTTATCTCAACACCAAATGGCCACAATGCCTTTTATGATGTATATCAACATGCAAAGTCTGGTAAAGATAGTGAGTGGTATTATAAAATTTTAACTGTTAATGATACTAAACATGTTACTTTAGATGTATTAGATAAAGAAAAAGAACGAATGTCTGAAGAGATGTACTTACAGGAATTCTTCTGTAGTTTCTCTATAGCTAATACTGGTGTATATTATGCAAGATATCTTGATAAAGCATATGCAGAACAACGTATTGGTTTTGTGCCACATGATTCTTCTTATCAAGTATATACTGCTTGGGATCTCGGATTTCGATGCCCAAGTGTTATTATTTTCTTTCAGGTTATTGGTAGAAAAATATGTATTATTGATCTCTATCATAAAAACAATGAAGACTTATCACATTATGTGAGTATACTTCGCTCATATTCTGAAACTAAAGGATATCAATACGCTAAGCATTTTGCTCCTCATGATGCAAAAAATCATGAATTAAGTACTGGAAAAACAAGATTACAAATATTAAAACAACTTGGTTTAACTATGAAAGTTCTTCCAAAATCGTTATTAAATGATGGTATTGAAGTTGTTCGTCATACATTTAAAAGAATATTCATTGATAAGAATAATTGTTCATTATTATTAGATGCATTAGAACATTATTCAAGAAAATGGGATGATAAAGCAAAACGATTTATTGATAAAGATAAAGAAGACTGGTCGACCGATTATGCAGATTGTCTTCGCTATGTATGTAATTCACTTCCTTATATTGATACTAATGAACGATCTCCTGAAGAATTTGATAAGCGATATAAAGAGTTAGTATACGGCAGTAATTCTAATCTTCCTCCTATTTTTAGGGATTACTGATACTTACGTTTATTTTAATTATCAATAATAATTTCTATAACTTAAATGTTTATTTGTTTTAACATTATATTATATATATAAAAATCAATAGAATAGGAGTGGTTAAATGGCTTTATTTCCTGGTGGTAACAACATAATCACGTTTAATAGTGACGATGCTCCTGTAAGAGAAATGATCGAGACATTTTATAATGATGCCATGATGGTTAATCAAAATTATTGGCAAGAGGCTAGTGTTGATGCAAGATTTAATGCAGGAGATCAGACTTTATGGAGTGAATTATATAATGTTCCTATAAGAACCAGAAAGAATTTTAGTTTTAATCATATTAGACGCATATCAAATCTACTATCTGGATATCAACGAAGAACTAGAAAATCAATGATTGTGACTCCTGAAGAAAATTCTGGTCAAGAAACTGCAGATCAATTTACAAAATTATTATCAGTAATATCTAGAAATTCAAATATTTTAGATGTTATTTCAGAAGCATATAATGGTGCAGTTGTTACTGGTATGAATGTAATGCATATATGGGTTGATTATAGAAACGATCCTATTTCTGGAGAGATTAAAGTTGATAACTGTAGTTACAATAGTTTTATTATGGATCCTTATTTTAGAAAAAGAGATTTAACTGATTGTAATGCAATGTGGAAGCGTTCATTTCTACGTAAAGATGCAATTATTTCTCTTGTTCCTAATAAAAAAGATCAAATTGAAGAAATGAGTGCATATTATACTGACGGTAAATTTCCTTATATGCCTGAGAATGGTTTTATTGATAAAAACTTATTGGCATATGATGAATTTTATTATCGAGCTTATAGAAAACAAAAACTTCTTGTTGATGTAAATCTTGGAGAGACATTAGAATGGACTGGTACTGATGAATCGCTTCGTGAATTTTTAGCTCAATATCCACAAATAGATGTTATAGATACTACTATACCAACTGTTAAACTAGCATTATTAGTAAATGGTTCAGTAATATTTAATGATTTAAATCCAATTGGATTAGATACATATCCATTTGTCCCAGTATTTGGTTATTTTGATCCAGACATTGATAATTATCCTTTAAAAATACAAGGAATCGTTCGTGGATTAAGAGACGTACAATATTTATATAATCGTCGTAAAATTATTGAACTTGATTATGCTGAATCGCTTATTGGTAATGGATTTATATATAAAGAAGATTCACTTGTTGATCCAGATGACCCAATGAAAACTGGTAATGGAAGAATGATTCGATTGAAGCAAGATGCTGATATGGGAGATTTTATTCCTATTCCCAAAAATGATATTCCATCTTCATGGCCTCAGTTAACTGAATCTTTAGGAAAAGAATTTAGAGAAATATCTGGTGCTTCTGAAGAAACATTAGGTGTTGCTGATGATTTTAAATCAGCTGCTCTTGCTCGATTACGTTCTGGATGGTCATTGGTACAACAACAAACACTCTTTGATCAACTTGATAGTTCGCAACAACTATTAGGTGAATTAATGGTTAAAATAATACAAAATAACTATACGCCAGGAAAAATTAAGAAAATATTAGGTGAAGAACCAACACCAGAATTTTATAATAAGAAATTTGCAAAATATAATATAGCTATTGAAGAAGGATTTGATACAGCAACACAAAGACAATATGAGTTTACACAACTTGTTGTACTTAAAGAGATGGGTATCGAAATACCTGATTCAGCATTAATAAATGCTGCAGCTATACAAAATAAAAATGATCTTATTGCAGCAATGGAACAACAAAGTAAATCAGTTCAACAAGCACAAGAAGTACAATCAAAACAAGATATGGCTGAACAACAAGCTACTATGAATTTATTAAATGCCCGTGCAGCAGCTGATCAATCTATGGCACGACGACGTGATAGCGAAATATCTAAAGATAAATTTGATATGATTAATGAAACTATAAAAACAGCTCAAAATGAACAAAAAACAAACATTGAAGCTATTAAGGCATTAAAAGATCTTGAACAAGCAGATCCTAATAAAATAGATGAGCTTGTAGAACTTATGCAAATTATACAATCTGAAAGAGATAATGTTCAGCAACAAAAATTATTTGAAGATGAATTAATGGAACAAGAAATGGCACAACAGCCAATTGCAGATACAGAATATCCAGAGCAACAGGCATTTAAGGAAGAGATGTTACAACCTAATGAGCAGGAATTTAAACAGGATGTATTATAGCGATGTTCTTTTTAAATACGTTGGTTATATTTAAATAGTTATGTTATGTAAAAGCAAGTAGTTGAATATTAATATTTTAACTATATATAGGAGTAATATTATGGCTAAATATAAGAAAGGCATGTCATCACGTGGTAGTGGTAATGACTTTTCTAATTTCAATTCAGGCTATTATGAGCCATTTGCAGGGTATCATAATTCAAATGTTGATCAAATGGCATATTGGAATATGATAAATACACCTATGGGAGTTATTCCAAAACAATTTATGGAAGCAACAATTCCTATGGCAAATGATGTAGGTAAAAAAGGTCAACCAGTACAAAAGGTTGGGCGTAGAAAATAATGCCTGTTTCATTTAGACCAAAAGGTAAATCTCAAAAAATCGCAGAGAATCTTTTAGGTGTTAGAAAACCTAAAAATAAAAAGAAAAATGGTACTAAGTGAAATTTTATAGGGATGGAAATCCATCCCTATGTATCATTTTATTTTTTATAAACAGATATTATAATTAAATTAGCAAGTTCTTGTAGTGTATAATTATGTTGAAATGCTAACTTATTGTATATTCCATTCGTTTCTTTAGATATATAAACTGTTTGTCTTTTTATTATGTTTTTATAGTCAAAATTAATTTTTTCTTTAAATTTTTTATAAAAAACATTGATTGCATTTTCAAATAATGCTGATAATAATCGTAAATTAAAGTTATCATGATATTCTCTAATTTCTTGTTCTTTATCTTTTAAGAGTTGATAACTTTCTTGATTAAGTCCGATTGTTTTTTTAATCTTCTCCATTATCCATCCTTGTCCTCTCAAGAGATTTTTCTTTATTATAGAGCAAGTCTATTGCTGTAATCATTACATCTTTATATGAGGGTAATTTCTGCCATTTTTTACGTTGTGCGCGTGCTTCAAGTATGTATTGAAATTTTATCTCAGTTTCTTCGTTTATTAGTATTGTTATTTTTCTCATATTATTTTTATTTTTCGTTATTAATATTTATTTCTTATGGTACCTTCTATATTTCCACCATAAAACTTAACAGTAAATATACATTGTTGTAGCTGTTGTATTAATGATTGTATTCTTTTATCAATAAGTTCTAGTGATTCTTCTTCATTAAGTATTTTTTGTTCAAATTTTCCATCCTCGTCAACATATTGACATGGAACATGGCTAAGAATTACTCGATATTTATCACCAAAAACTATTGAAACTTGATGTGTATCATCAATATTTTTAGTAGAAGACCATTTAATATCTGTTAGTTTTTTACTAAGTTCTTTAAATGTAATTAATTCTTTCATAATATACCTTTCATATGTTAATTTTCATTATGTCTATAATGATAGTCTTCGATGTCACGGCGTGTATTACTGCGTGCACGCATTACTGCATTTTCATGTGATACACTTATTAACAATACAATAAAAATAAACATTCCTATGCCCATTTTTGTTAGTTCCTTTCATAGTTTTATTATAATTTTATAATAACACAAAGTATACAAGGTGTCAATAAATTTAGTAAAATAGTGTTATCATTACATAATAATTTCTATAAAATCATCTTTCTATTTATAGTATTTATACAGTATATATTAGATATGTAGTCTAGAAGGAGTTATATGCAAGAATATAATGGATGGATACGATATACTAAGTTAAAAAATAATGATAGTCCTACTATTGGTTCGCAAATTTTGAGTAAAGTTAGTGCTAAGAAAGATAATACGCATTGTGCGCAAGATCAAGTTGATGAAGAACTTAAAGATTATCCAAATCAAGTATTAGAATGTCTTGAGAATGGAAAAAAACATTTTGATAGTGATTTTTATATACATGTATTGTTTTGTTTAGATAGAATACTTGATGGAGCTAAAAAGAATATTTTTGCTGCTCAACGTTCATGTCCTATTCCATTTTATGATCAAGCAGTTTATAAATATCATAAAAAAGATGAAAAATTAGAATTACTTTGGATTGTTCCCGATATAGATCTATGTAAGTTATATAGATACAATGTTAATCTTGTTCCAGATGATGAAAAAGATTTATATAAAAATATTATAGATTTTTATAGTGGAGAACTAGCAAAACGTGAATATTTTGAAAATAATAAAATTCTAAAAAAAATATATCCAGTAACTAGGAGTTAATATGAGTGAAGAAGTAATAAAAGATGAAGTGCAACCAGAATTAGTAGAAAATACTCAAGTTGAAGAAACAATAGATGAGCAACCAGAACAACAAGAAGAAGTAAGATCAGAAGATACTAATAATACTTTCCAAGATAATATTAAAAATTTAAGAGAATCTAAAGAACGTGAAGCACAACGTGCATTAAAAGCAGAATATGAACGCGATCAACTCATAAAATATTTTGAAACAATGAAACAACAGGCAAATGGTCAACCAGTTCAAGAACCAAATGAATTAGACATTAAAGATGATGAATATATAGATGGCAAACATCTTAATAAAGTAACTAAACAAATACAAAATATGCAAAATGAGTTGCATCAATGGAAACAATATAGCGAAGAAACAACAGCAGAATTAAAATTGAATAATGAATTTTCAGATTTTAATAGTGTAGTTACAGCAGAAAATGTTAAAGAGTTTATCAAAAGATATCCCGAAATGCGTAGTATTGTACAAAATAATGATACACTTTATAATCGTGGCAAAGGAACATATAAAGCTATAAAAAAATTTATGGGTGATAATTTAAAATCTAATATTAATAAATCACAACAAACTAAAATACAAAATAATAGTATAAAACCACGTCCTACTTCTTCTATACAAGAACAACAAAATTCTCCTTTATCAAAAGCAAATCTTTTTGCTAATGGATACAATGAAGATATTGGAAAAGCTCTTGAAGATGAAATGTATGACGCTATTTCTCGTTATTAAGGTGTTTCTTGTATGGGCGATTAAACTTACTTCTTCTTTAATCGCCTATGCGTCTATAAGAATTATTTTAAATCTTTTTGTTTTTCATTCTATAGTCAAAAAGGCTGTATGGAATTCGCCAATCCACTTTTTTGGCTGTATGGAATTCGCCAATCCACAAAATAGCTGTAAGGGTTTCGCTAACCTACTATAGGAATATTATTTATACATTTTTAAATTAGGAGTAATCATGGCTATTACTACTACAACTATACTACCACCTCCAATAGCGCAAAGTTATGCATATAAACTTTTACGTTCTAGAACAAGAGCACTTATTCATGGTCTTCCATTAGAACAAAAAGTATTACAAATAAATAATGGAAATACTCTTCGTTTTAGAAGATATTTTCCTCTTGTAACTAATACAACATCTCTTGGAAATTCTGGGGCAACACCTCCAGGACAACAACTTAATGCCGTAGATATTGATGCAAGAGTACAATGGTATGGAACATATGTTACATGTAATGAACAAGTTGTATTAACATCTCAAGATCCAACTTTGAATGTATTGGCAGAACGACTTGGTGTCTTTATGAAAGAAACTGATGATGAACTTATCAGAGATGTTCTAGCAAGTACAGCAACATTCCAAAATTGTGTTTATGGTACTAATGGTGATATACCAACTGATGTTACTGCAGAAGATATGGCAAAAGCGTATCAAACATTACGTAGTAATGATGCATATCCTTGTATTATGGGTCGTGAAGGATCAGATAAAGTTAATACAACGCCAACTCGTGAAGCATATTATGCATTATGTCATACTGATTTAATTAGTGATTTGGATGCAATACCTACATTTGTAGAAAAAATTAAATATCCTAATCAGATTGGCATTAAACATTCTGAGCATGGTACACTTAATGGATTTGCATTTCATGTATCTTCACAAGGATCTATAAGTACTACATTATCGGTTAATCTTGCTAAGATATATAATATATTTTGTGTAGGAAAAGAAGCTGCTGCACGCGTATCCCTTGAAGGTAATGCTAAATTTGTGTATACGCCACCATTAGATCCTTTACATCAAAATTTTACTGCTGCTGTTAAATGGGTACAAGTACCAAAAATTCTTAATGATTTATATTTATTAAGAGTTTGTGCAACTCTAAACGTCTAAATAAATTAAAGGATAAAATATGGCTACTATGCAAGGTAATTATATTTCTGATGAGACAACTAAATATTTAGAGATTCCTTTTGATGTTAATTGGTTTAGCATTAGAAATATTACACAAATGGCTGCTGCTGTTGGTGGTGCTGGTCAAATGACTTCAGCATTTTGGCAACAAGATGAAGCATATGGTACGGGTATTTTGAAGGAAGCTACTATTGATGCTTCTGTAACTACTGATTTAGATGCAACTAATGGTTTTGTAAAAATTGATACAAGTCAAAGTCCATTAGGAACCATGGAAGTACATACTGGTATAACAAATGCTGCACCTCCTGTTATGACTGTTGCTGATGCATTATTGTATCCTACTAGTAGTATAGTGCGA